GTAGTTGTACCAGTAACAGTTAAGTTACCACCTACTGCTACATTACCTGTAGTAGTTATAGAATCAATATATGCATTTTTAAAATAAAGAGAGGAAGTACCTAGGTCAACATCACTATCTGTAACAGGAGCAATTAAACCATCAGCAATATAAAGTTGTTGAACTGAAGATGAAGAAACATCTACATAAAATTCAAGGTGGTCATTAGTCGAATCAATTAAAATTTTATTAAGAGGAACTGCTACACTAGCATCACCTAATACACCTATAACTGGACCTTCACCAGTTGTACCGTCGTGTTTGTGTCCACTTGTATTTACAAATGCTGCTGCTAATGCATCATATTCATTGTTAAACAATGATGCACTAATAGTATCTCCATCTGAAAATGAACTCTGTCTAGTGTATGCCGCCATATTTAAATCCTTCCTCCTGGAATGTAATCCACATAAAATCCTGAAACAGTATATGAAGAACCTGTACCATTACTGGATATTCTAAAATTATTTGTAAATCCACTACCTGTTAAATTTATTTTTTGTTGTGGAAATAAAGTTTGTCCAAAAACCGCTGATGCAAAAACTGCTGTACCAAATACTGCTGGACTTGCTAAAGAACCAATTGATAGTTCAGTTGGTTGTGGAACATTGTTATCATCAAAATCATATCTACATAAAACTTTTAAATTATCATTAGCACCTTCTGCACGAATACTCGTTTTAATATAATATAAAGTTTTACGAACACCAGAATCTCCATAATCTAAATCTGGTGTTTTATATTCGCATGGTATATTGCTACCATCAAAACTAGTTCCAGTATCATGATTGTAAACTCTACCATCTGTAGTTGCATGATAGTGAACTTCATTATCGTTTTCATCAAATCCTGAGTGTGTTATTCGAGCAGGAATACCTGTTGTTTGACTCCACTCATATAATGGAACACCTTGTGATGATATTTTAAATGTTCCAAGAATACCTTTTTGTTGTAAGTCTGCTGTTCCGTTTTTAAAATAAAATAATCTATACTGACTTTTTTCTCTTATAACCATACTTGAAAAAGTTATGGTAGATAAGTTTGGAAAAACATCATCTCTAAATACAGGTAATATTTTTCTACTAATAGAACCTAACTCGATATCATCAATACGAGCTGTACCTGCAATAGTTCTTAATCCGTCTGGAGCTAAAAATATTAAATCTCCACCAATCTCTTGAATAGTCTTACCACTAACACATCCAATGTTTTTAGTTACCGAAGATAAAACTGCTGTGCTATCTAAGTTTGATAATTGATAAATACTATTTTTACAAAATACAATTAGTTTATTACGAAAAGATTTTATACCAACTATCTGGTCTCCAACATCTACAGTTCCTGCTGAAGCTCCTGTAAAATTTTCTGGTGTTAGTCTTGTACTATATGCAACTTGTTGAGGATTACTCGACTGTCCTGCAACAATTAATCTTTCACCAAATATAGTTACTAGCGATGGGTCTGTAGGAGCTGACCTATTTAATTCTTTAAAAGAAAAAGTATGTACTCCTGCATCTGTAATTTCTATTACTAATTCAGCAATTTTATTTTCACCATCTGCTATATAAAGTTTACCGTATTGTTTATTACTTTCGTATACCGTAAACTCACAAAGACTTTGAGAACCTCTTGATACTGCACTTGCACTATTTAATTGTGAAATAGTAGCACCATTTTTCTTTATTGCTTGACTAGAGGCACTTGATGCAAAGTTTCCATCTGCTGTCATTGAAGTGTCAGTAGCAATACTTAATACTAAAAATTGTTCACCATTAATTAGTATATCATCACCAACTGCAAACTCTGTTGTAAAAGCTGTACCACTTCCTGTTATTGTTGCAGAACCTGAAGTAACTGCAACTGTTCCTGTTTTAGTTTGATACGTATCTTTATTTACTTGTGTCCAACTATTACCATCAGCACTATAAAATATATTACTAGAAGCACAAGCTACGACACCTTTTGCGTATCTAAATATTCCTTCTAATTGATTACTACCACTAACTTGCGAACTTCCAAACTTTGAAAAACCACTTATTCTTCTGTAACCACCGTGTATAGAAGATTCAAAGTTATTTAATCTTTGTGCCACTCCTGGTGTTCTAAATAACAAGGATGTGCTAGATACTAAATCTAAGCCGCCCTCACAGTTTATCGAAATACCTTGTTCTGCCATACCTTAAAAAATTTTTTAATTACTTCTTTTTTATTTACCTTTATCCAACTTGGTGGTAATTTTACATGTATCTTTTTTTTATTAGACATATACACTTCTTCTATCATCCATTACAACTGGGAATGGTTCTAGAAGTTGTTCTCTCATTGTCCTTAATCCTTTTTGAAACTCTACTTCAGATAATTGTGCTTGTGACATATTATCTTTAAATTGATGTACATAATATCTAGCTCTTGCTAGTAAAACTGATGTATACTGTTTTGGGAATACAACAGTATCAGTTGATGCAGTTAACTCTGTAGGTTGTGCATAAGCATAAAAATATATTTTATATACACCGTCTGGTATCGGAGAAAAACCTATCTTATCATTTGCAGGTCCTCTTATAACTCTTCTTGGTATTCCATAAGATTGAGTATCACTTTTATCTTTTGCTTCTTGTACTCCGTATAGTCTTTGCCAGTTTGATAATGATAAAGGTTGTAATTTAAATACTTCAAAAGGAGCTGTCTTACCTGATACTCCTTCTTCAGTTAAAACTATATTATCATAATCTATAAAACTATATTGATTTAAAAGTGTTTGTGCTGATTGTAAATCATACCATCTTGTTCCTGCAACTGTTTCTATAACTGCATTACCATAGTAATCATTAAGTGGGTCTCCTACAGATAAAAAGTTCCACTTATCTTCTGCATTACAGATATCAAAGTAAGCTCTGTTTATAGTGTCTTTAACAAATTTTTGTATACCTAGAGCACTTGTAAAAGTTGTAGAAGTTAACTCAACTTCATTAAGTTCTCTTAATATAGTATTGCATAAATCTAAGTACGTTCTAAACGGAGCAGCCATTTAAATTCCTTTTATGCTAAATTAAGTTTTAATTTACTAGTAGGCATGTCAGGATATATACTAGTATCTCCTTTTGTACCCATTTCACTTTTATCACAATCTCTTCGTAAATCTACTTTACCATATTGTTTTGGATATTTATCTTTTCCATGGTCAACAGAATTTACATTACCACCTTCCATAACTGATGGTTGGTGTCTTGTAATAACATCTTCGTAATTAAGACCGTTTTTAACTTTTCCCATAATATTGTCCTTTTTATAAAAAAGCAGGGATGAACTTAATCACCCCTGCAATTATTTTTAGTCTATAGTGTAGATAGCTTTTACGATAGCATCATCTCTAAGAACTTGTCTTCCATAAACATGTAGACCTCTTACGATATCACCGAAAGTATCAGTGTCTCTTAAAGTCTCAATGTTAAGGATAGATTGAGCAGTTGCTGTAGAGCTAATGTGGCCACCTAAGCATTGTCCAGTTGCGTTTGTAGTAGCTGGAACGTTAGAAGATTTGTACATAGAAAATCCTCTAATTTGACCAGAAGCTACTAATCCGTTTCTTACACCGCCGTCACCTTGGTTAAAGTCAGATGACATTAGTTTTGAATCGGTATCCGCTAGTTCTTCATAGAACTCTGGTTTTGCAACAAACCATCTTCCTTCTTCAGGAACTTGTGAGTCATCTAAAAGTCTAGCCATTCTAGCCATGATTTTTAGAGGGCTTAGTTCTGAACTTCCGTTACCCATATCAATAGGGTCACCTGAAGTGAAGTTAGCGATTGCTGAACCAGTACCATCACCACCTAATTGGTGGTCTGGACTTGAAGTTGATACACCTGAGAACATTGCAGAAAGAACTTCTGAGTCCATTGTATCTTTTAGTGTATATGCCGCACTTGATGCACCTACTGATGCGAAGTTGATATGAGAAAGTCTTTCCTCAATGTCATCAACAATAAACTTAAATGAGTTTGCTTTGTCAATAACAAGTGTCAACTCTTGGTCAGTTAGGAACTGTTTACTAGTAGAAGCTGCACGAGTATATGCTGCGACAGTGATTACTGGCTCTTTAATGATATTTACTGTATCACCAAAAGCAGAAATTTCACCTGCATAATCCGTGTTTGTAATAGCTTCAATTACAGACGATTTTCTAAAGAAGTTTTGAATCTTCTTCGAGAAAATTTCAGGAACGAAAAACTCATTAGTTTGTCCCGAAGTGCCCGCATTAAAGTTATTGTTAGCACCACCACTAGCGTTTTGAAATACAGCCATAGTATTTCTCCTTTTCTAGTTGAGTTGTTGTTAAAAGTGCAACTACTATCTATAAGTTATTTAATAAGTCGGATTTCCAGAACCGCCATAATTTCTTCTAGGATTATCATTTACGACACGCCCTTCAGCCATTGCTTCGGTTATGGATTTTTCGTTCTTATCAAATTCGCTTTGAGACATAGCTGCGATTTGAGAACGAGTCCAAATCTTTTTAGAACCATATCCAACGTCTTTACTGTTCTTAATCTGAATCATTTCTGATGCAGGAACTAAGTCGCCTGATACTTCATCTTTTGATTTTGACTTGCCGACATCCTGTTTGAAAAGGTCAATTGCACGAGAGGCTAACGTCGCATTTGTAGCATTGCTGTATATCCAACCTTTAATTTCTTCTGGTTGACTATCTGCCCACTGATGAAACTCATCTGATTCTCTAATTGTATTAAAGTCTGGATGAAGTCTAGCCAATGTAGCTTCAGCTTCTTTTTTAGAAATTTCAGTATTTTTATTACGAAGAGATTTTATTTCTTCTTTTAAATCTTCCATTTCTTTAGTAGCTTGAGTATGAGCAACTGATTCAACTACATCGTAAACATCTGGATAATTCTTTTTAAACTCATTAAGTTCTTCTTTACTTTTAGGAGCTTTATACTTAGGTCGATTAGCTCTTAATTGTGCATGAAGTTCTTCTTCTTTTTGTTTAAACGAATTTACTTTATCGTCGTAATGTCGTTTTAAATCGTCATACCTTTTTTTATAGTCTACCTTTTTATAAGGTTGTGCTTCTACTTTAGCTTCTTCTTTTTCTTCTTCCTCATCTTGTACTAGACTTGTGTCAACTACAGTCTTTGGAGAATCTTTTTTATAAGCTATCGTATTAGCATCAGCAAAGGGTTTTTTCGACGCTTCGTCCATAGCATCATAATCAAGATAATTCTTTTTTTGATTATATGGATTAGCTTCTTGTTGTTCTTCGCTTTCCTGAGAAGTGGCTCTTTTTTCGAAAAGAGGGGTCTCATTACTATCAGTCATTTGTTATCACCTTTCTTTGTTATTGTTGGGGTCTTACATCATTGTAAGAGTAGCCGAAAATAGAGTGCCTTGGTGACGCTCAGGGTAGCTCTATTTATAAAGCCTACTTATAAGGGTTATTTAATAAACCGCCATAAGCAGCACTCATGACATCCGATGGAGCACTTTCCATTTGTTGCTCTTCTTGGATATTCATATCTTTATCATAATCGTCTTCTGCTTTTTTCATCATCTTACGAAGTTTGTCTACACCTATTTGCTTAACTGCTTTAGCTGTAATTACAAACTCTCCGTCTGATAACATTGCAGGGACTGAGTCTGATGTACCTGTTCCTGGTCCTTCGACTTCGCCTTCACCAGTAAATTCTTCTACACCGCCAACCATATTAGGTTGTGCAGCCATTAACATTTTTGGAATAATATCCATTAATTGTGGATAATCTTCTAAAGCTTGTTCTAATATTGTTTCATCATCCATACTTAACATAGATGTATCAACATCAACTTTCATTGCTTGTTCTATTTCATCACTTACCACATCTATGTCAGGCATTTCTTCTGCAGCATCATTATCAAAATCTTCATCTCTATTTATCATATCAATAGGCATACCTGCATCTTGTGCAGCTTGTAATTCTGGAATAACAATACCACCTTCTTCATAAGCACGATAACCTGGGTCATCTGAAACTTCTTTTTCTTCAA